ATTCAAAATAAGAAAGTTTAGAAAACATTATTATATCAACGAGTTCGAGCGTTGCTCGAATTTAACACAATGTAAGATATGATAAATTCAAGAATACCCCGGTACCCTTGAATATTTAATACCCCCACCCCTTTAGAAATGGCGGTACGATAATAAAAACACCCCCATGCAATTGAACCCGGTAGGGTTAAAACGACCCTGCAGCATAAAATTTAAATAAAGGATGAATTGAAATGGTAAGACCAGATAGGATTGGACCACATCGAGTAGCCTTCGAAAAGAATAAGAAGAAGATATTCAAGACCCAGAACGTCTGCGGAATTTGTGGAAAGCCTGTAGACTTCAAGCTTAAGTATCCACACCCACTGTCACCAGTAATAGATCACATTGTTCCAATCAATAAAGGTGGACATCCAAGCGACATAGAAAACCTACAGCTCGCCCACTGGACGTGCAATAGACAAAAATCAGATAAATTATTTAATCAAGCGCGTGAAGTCAAACAAGTCCTCGGGAACCGAAATTTGCCACAAACAAGAGATTGGGCAAATTACAAACCCGACAGATAGGGGGAGGGGAACCTACCTCGTGGCTCTGGCGACCTCCCAGGCAGTATTGTACATATTTTTTCACGCCAAAATTCAAAAAAGGAGAATAAACATGGAATTGAAAGGTAAAGCATATCTCCGTAGGAAGCTAGACGGATATCGCACTGGAGTTCAAACGCGATATAAGTACTATTCTATGGAAAAATTTGATAATACAGACGGAATTACTATTCCTGCTCAAATTAGGGATAAGTATAAGGCTGTACTAGGATGGGCAACAAAAGCTGTAGACAGTTTAGCCGATAGATTGATTTTCAGGGAATTTGCGAACGATAATTTTAACATCAACGACATCTTCCAGTATAACAATCCAGATATTTTCTTCGATTCAGCGATTTTATCCGCATTAATTGGTTCATGTTGCTTTATATACGTTTCTAAGGACGAAGAGGGAATGCCTAGATTACAAGTGATTGAGGCAAGCAATGCAACAGGGATTATAGATCCAATTACTAATTTGTTAACGGAAGGATACGCTGTACTCAAACGAGATGATTATGATAAACCGTTGCTAGAAGCGTATTTCACTCCAAACGAGACGATATTTTATCCAAAAGGAGAAGAGCCGTACTCAATCGAAAATCCAACAGGAATTCCATTATTAGTGCCTATTATCCATAGACCTGATGCAAGTAGACCGTTTGGACGCTCGCGCATTACTAAATCTGGGATTTCTTATCAAAAAACAGCTCAGAGAACAATTGAGCGTTCAGAGATTACTGCTGAATTTTACTCATTCCCTCAAAAATATGCTCTAGGGGTTAGCCAAGACGCAGAATCGGTAGAAAGCATAAAAGCAACTATTTCAAGCTTTATTATGTTCACAAAGGATGATGATGGTGATAAACCGTCTGTTGGGCAGTTTACTACTGCAAGTATGACTCCGTTCGTTGAGCAATTAAAGATGGCTGCTTCTGGATTTGCAGGAGAAACGGGATTAACTATGGATGACTTAGGATTTTCTTCTGATAATCCATCTAGTGTTGAGGCCATTAAAGCAAGTCATGAGAACTTAAGGCTCGCTGGGAAGGCTGCACATCGCTCTATTGGGTCTGGTTTGCTAAATGTAGCTTATGTAGCGGTTTGCTTGCGTGATGATTTCAGATATATGCGTAAGGAATTTATGAAAGCGGAAGTTAAATGGGAACCATTATTTGAAGCAGACGCATCCACATTAACTATGCTTGGTGACGGCGCAATTAAAGTGAACCAGGTACTACCAGGATATATCACAGCAGAAACAATTCGCGATTTGACTGGTATCAAAGGAAATATGGAAGCAAAACCAGTTCAAGACACACAAGAGCAAAAAGTGAAAGTTACTGATGACGCTTCTGACAAGCAAAAAAATAGGATTATTTCAACTTACGAAATAACTTCACTATTAAGCAATTACCAGAAAGGTGTACTCTCAAAGGAAAATGGCATAGCATTGCTCGCTTCAACAGGAATGAGTGAAAAAGAAGCTGAATCCATGTTGAATAATACTAAGGTTGAAGGTAAAGACAATGAATAATTATGATATTTCGTATGAATATGACATTGTACCTGAACTTCTTGAGAAAATTAAAGCAGATTTCTTTGGCAAGGCTGAAAAGAGCGCTGAATTAGAGAGATTACTAATTCTTGTGAGAAGTGGTAAAGCGAATTTTATAGACGCTCACGAATTTGCGACTAAATTAGGGCAAATTCTATCTGAGGCACTTCAAATTAATATTAGTGGTTCGATTCTTCCTGATGGAAAGATGCATTTTAACATCGCTAGTCGTATTTTGAATGAAACGTTAGGTACTAACCACAAGATGGTAAGTGCATACGCTGAGAGGGTTCAAGATATTTTAAACAAGGAGGCTGGAATTGGATTGAAATCAATCCAGGCTCCAA